CTTATCTCTCCATCTCCACCAAACCAGCCATAAGAAAAAGATACATCATCCATTCCTTGAGCAATTCTAAACCCCATTTCTAAAGCTGTCTGATCATATACAGTTATAACAAATTCATTAGACGCATTTCTTACCGTTCTAGTATAAGAAAAATCTAGAAAATATTCAGGAGGTATGGGAGTTAATTCAAAATCACCTAACTGAAAATCAAGAAAAGGTACAAGTATTTGTCTATCAGCTACTTCACTCATTTTAGGCTAAGAAACCTCCTCTACCATATAAAGTACTTTTTGCAGGTATTACTAAAGAATCACCTACTTCTACGTCTAACATTGGATCTAATATATTATTAGCATAAGTTATAACCCACCATAAAGTAGGATTATTATAATATTTATATGCTATCAAATCTAATCTATTTTGTTCTCCCGGTTTTACTTCATGAACTCTGTCTTTAGGGGAGGATTTAAAATTTATTAATGATCTAGTAGTAAAAAACCTATTGCCTTTTACATCAACAGCAATTTGAAGATTTCTATAACGGGAATCTTTATATTCGCCTCTATCTATATCCTCTTTTCTTTCTATATCATACATAATTTAAACCCTCCTAAATATCAGTATCTTTACCACCCTGCACTGAACTGGCTGAAAAAGGTACCTCTACCACATTAGTAAAACTTAAAGACACTTCAGCATATATATAAGTCATCTCTCCTGAAACGTGGTCTTCCCTATATGGTTTTCTCCAAGTCACATCACAACTTTCACATGCTCCAAATATCTTAAAAAAAGTTCCAACTCTAAGATAAGATTTAGGAGGTTCAATAGATCCACCATATTCAGGATAAGTTAATGCTTTTAAATTATTTACAGTCTGTACTATACCTAAACTGCATAAATCGTCATGAAGAGGTAGATTGATTGAAACTGTTTTAGGTCCACCTCCAGCATACCCTATTAAGGGAGAACTTCTACCAGTTATATCGATATTCTGCAAATCAGCATTATTAGATTCGCTGAATTCTTCAGGTAACATCTCAATTCTGGTAGGAGTGCCAGTTAATACATTTACTATTAAGGCAGGTATAAATGGTTTAGGCATTGGCATATTTCTAATCTACCTCCTTCTTAAAACTCACTAACTCTACCTAATAAAGGATGTTTTCCTCTTTCTCTATGGTCTCTAGAAACTTTCTTTCTTATTTCTTCTCTATCATCTGTATCTTTAATATTATCAAGCTTATCAATAATCTTATCAGCAGATTTCTCTACTGCATTAACAACATCTTCATTATCACTTATCACATAAGGACGTTTTTGATCAGAAAAATCAGTACGTGCTGTTCTGCCTCTGTCTGGACTTACAACTGACTGTGCTCTAGCAATTACCGTTCCTATTTTATCAAGAGGAATAACAGCTTCAGGCTTATGTTCAGCAATAGATGCTAATACAGGTTTCATAGCAATTCCGCCTGTGTATAATCCTACAGCACCTCTTCTGCCTCCTCCTTCTGCATCCTGTAACATTGCTAGAACTTTCTGTTCTTCTCTACCAAATCTATCTACCACAGCTTGTCTTACTTCAGGACTTGCACTACCAAACCAAGCCATTCCCTCATCTCTGCCTCTTTCAGCATAAACTCTGCTAATTATAGTAGCGTCATCCATACTAGGATCTATACGAGCATTCTCAAATACTCTTTGAGCACCTGCTGCCCCATGTTGTACTGCAGTTGACCATACTGTTTCTTGTAAAGCGTCCGATCTAGACATTACATCTAAACCTATTGATTTTCCTATTCTATCTACTGCTGGAGCAAAATGTGACTTTTCTATAAATGCTCTCTGCATTTGACCAAAATCATATCTAGGAGATTCTGCTAACATTGTCCAAACTTCATCAAATGCTTGAGATCCTATTGTATGTTCTTTTAACATACCTGCTACTTCAGGTGCTTCTCCTTCTAAGAAATTAAGAAAAGTGTCCATAGTACCAGTTTCAGTAGCAATTTGGTAAGTTCCGTAGGATTTGCCTCCAATATCCCCTGCAGTATCTGCTATCGTACCTGCTCCTCTGCCAGATGACTCAAAATGCTCAGCAACAGATCCAATATGAGGAGCAGCACCTGTATAAGTTTCTATTTGTTGTTCTGTTGTAGAAACAGTACCTCCTCTGCCACTAGGACCTCCAGTAGGAGGAGGTGTTCCTCTAGAAACATCTGCAGTAGAAGGAGCATCCGGCATTTCATCGCTATCATCAAAAAATCTTCCTATAATAGGAATATCAGCTACACCCGGTGTTTCTATATCTAAATCAAATCCTTCTGTCCACCATCTATATAAAGTACCTATCACAGGGATTTCTTCTATATCAGGAAATCTAAACTCTAAACCTAATCCTTCTGTCATCCATCCATAAATAACCCCAACTACCGGAACATCTTCAATATCAGGAAAATCAAAATCTAGCCCTACACCTAACTCTCTCCATTTATTAAGAGCACTAAGCAAAGGAATATCGTCTATAGATAACTGTCTCCATTTATTAATAGTTCCTAATAAAGGTATATCATCTATCGTTAGCTCTCGCCATCTATCGATTAAATCTATAAGAGGAATATCTTCTCTTTCTATACCGAGTATTTCCCCCCAATCTCCTATAGAAGTCATAGCTAATTCTCCTACAGTTCTAAGAATTCCCCCTAAAGTTCTTCCTAATAAAGAAATTGGAGCTAAAAATCTTCTTGCTCTATCAATTAAAGGATCTAACCTTTCTCTCATTTCTTCCCAATTATCAGCTATCCAAACAGAAATTTCTGCTACAGCATAAAAAGGAGCAGTAACTAATTGGAGTACGGCTGGTAAGTCATGCCACTTCTCAGTTATAAATGTATTTAAATCGTAGAACATTCCTCCTAGCCAACTTAAAGCTCCTCCAATTTTTTCTACAGTCCAATCCCATCCTTTATAAATTGCCATTGCTCCTCCTAAGACTGCTAATACTGGAGCAGCTTTAACCCCTAATACTCCTGCCAATATACCTCCTGTTTTCTTAGCACCTACAGCAATANCTCCTTTTCCTCCTAAAAATCCTGCTACAGTTGCTAATCCTCCCCCTATCTTACCTAAGAGAGCAGGAATTTTAAGCATTTTAAATACAATAGCAAATTTCAATATATCATCTAAACCTACATTTAATCTAGCTAGTTCATCAAATATATCAGAAATAATAGGAGTAGCCATAGCCATATTCTTAAGCTGATTAGTTATTCCTCCCAACATTCCTTCAGTTCTCATTCCTTCTTCAAGCATATATTCATGCCAATCAGTATGCTCTTTAATGGCTTCATTAGAAGATCTTATAGATTCTTCAAATCCTTCTTGAGTTAACCTACCAGTTCTAATACTTTCTATAGTAGACTCAGGAATTTGCATTTCTTCTCCTAATGCTCTTAATAATTCTATTTGACCTTGATCTGCATATCTTTCAAGTTCTCCAAAAATTTGTATCATTGCTTCATCAAATTCTCCATGTTCAATATATCTTTGAATTTCTTCTAAAGTTATACCTTCCATTCTAGCCATTAGTTCTCGTGCTTCTCTTCCACCTTTCATAAGAGTACCGAATAAATCTTCAAATGCTCCTACATCTTCTACTCCAGCTGCCCTTAATCCTCCTAATGTTCTAGTTATGGCTAACATTTGTTCCTCAAATTCTTCAGCAGAATCTACATTCCCCTGAACTATTTCTCCTAAACCTTCAAATATTTGCCATCCTTCTTCATGTACCTCGATTCCTTCTTTAGCCATAGCACCTAAAGCTGAAGAAAATCTTTCTACTACTTCTCTTCCTTCATCATATTCATCTATTAAATGTATAATTTCTCTAGTAGCTACATCAGCTACGTCTCCATGAACTTTTTGTAACTCCATTAAAGTTAAAGTTATTTCTTCCCTGCTAGCTTGAGAAACTTCTATACCAGTTTCCTCTAATCTTCTCCAAGCATCAACCATATCTTGAAGTACAAACATCCTGAAACCTCTAGCACCTTCATATTCTTCATCAAGATAAGCAAAATACATATCTCTCATATCTCTTCTTGCATCAACATATTCTTCCCATCCTAATCCCATTCTTCGTTGTATATCGTCCTCAACTTCTCTGATTCCCATTATACCTTCCGAAGCAGTTTCTTCTATTAATCCTCGTATTTGGGCACTTTCCATTAAACCTAATATACCTAAGAATCCTGTTTGGGCTTGATCAAACCAACTATCGCTAGCCTGTCCCGCCCCCCGAAAAGCAGACCTAGCATTTCTTTCCATTTGATCAAAAGATTTTTCTGAAGTTTCTTCATATTCTTCCCATTGTTCAGTTCTTTCTTCTATTCTTTCTTTAATCATTTCATCGAATTCTTCAACCATTTCCGTCATATCTTCTTCTATAAATCTTTGAATATTTTCTCTTAAATGCTCATCAATATAGTTATCAAAATCCTCTCCACCTTTTTCAAATTCCTCAGCAAAATGAATACCTTCACCAAACTTACTAAATTGTTTAGAAGAAGGTCTAGAGGAGGGATCTGTTCCTTCTAATTTACGAGATATGTTACTTAATGCATCTATAGTTTCTTTATGTTTATCTCCTAAACCGGATGCTTCAGATAAAGTTCTCTCTGCTCTTCTAAAGAAGTTCTGCAATTGCCTAGGTCTAACTCTTCTATAAAATTGTTGAGCAGATTCATTTATTTCATCTAAAGGACTTATTGCCTTTTTGATAAAAGTAAAAGCACCCATTACATTAGCTTCTAATTGATTAAGTTGATCAATCTGATTATTTATCAAGGAACAGAACCTCCTTTATTTGTTATTTGTCTTCTTCTTAACAGAGTCTAATAATTTATTATAGAAAAAACTTCTTTCAAATTCTGACATCTCTTCTACATCAGAATAACTAAAATTTCCGTAATATACTAAATCAAATTCTTCTTGCATTATATTATTCCATATTTTTTTACGAGCTTCCTGTCCTTCTTCAGTCGTCAAAGCTGGGACGAAAAAACTCTATATCCATTGGAAGTTCAAATTCCAACTCTGACCTGCATACATTATATTTACATTGCTCATATATAGTAGTATCGTATCCTGCTTTTATATTATCAATTTTATCCCAAATATAAGCAGAATCTCTACCATGTAACCCTTCTACATATTTCTGCTTTTTTCTCTCTACCAATTCTTCACCATTAACTGTTTCAATAAACTCTCCTAATCTCAATATATAACTAATATCTCCTTCAAGATTAGGAAACTTTCTTTGCATTCTCTCAGCTTTTTTACGAATTTTTTTAGTTTGACCAGAAGTAAGCAGAGTAATGCCCACTATATCTTCACTCATAGGCAGTTCAAGTTCTATCGGAAGAACAAAATCATCGTCTAAGTAATGGATTTCCAAATCCTTTTTTAAATTTATCTGAAATCTTTGAGGGGAATTATTACAGTAAGGACATTTATATTTGAACTTATAATCCCCTCCATAAGTTAGGATTCTTATAGCCATCATTAGAAAATGTTTGTCAAAAGTAAATAAACTATCTAAATCATCCATGCTAAAATCTTCTGGTTCTTTTATACAGTTAAGAACAATATTATCTACTGCATTCATAGTAGAAGATCCGTATATAAGTTTTTCTTCTTTAGTTGACATATTTTTTACAGTAATATCTGCAGGAATAGTTTCGTATTCTAAAGCTCTTGATGGTAATGTAACTTGATCTAAATACTCAGACATAAAAGAATAACCTCCTCCTTCTTTTTAATTTTTATTCTCTATAAGCTCTATCAACTGATAATGTTACAGTAACATTCTTAGCATCAGAACCGTCATAGTTACCTTCACCGTAATCTACACTATTAGGCCAAATACCTTCGAGTACCCAAGTTCTTAAATGCGTTCCGTCTGGAGCATATTCATATTGGTAACCTCTACGTTTAAAATCAGCTGCAAAGCCCATCTCTCCAGATTCAATATCAAATACTTCTTGTCTCCAATCATACATAGTCTGTGCTATTTCTGCACCTATAAAGTCTCTTAATTCAATGTCAATATCATCAAATGTAGTTTGTCCGGGAAACTTAACATTTGTATTTGCATAAGGAACTTCAATAGGATCATTAGAAATAGTAGGGAATGGCGAACTTAAAACAGCCATTGTTACATCAGTTTCATCCCCTACATTGACTATCTGAACTTCAAAATGATTAGTCCTTTGAGGTTCATAATCTCTATTTTCACTCATATGCATAGCATCTAATGTTTTAGGCATAAGTTTCTACCTCCTTATTAATTGATTTGATCTTTAACTACTTTCAGGGAACTCAGCTCCAGTAGGATGAATTACAAAATCTATAGGAATAAATTCTGCTGATCTTGTAGGTTTAATATGAACTTTACCTGGCATTCTATTCTGATCAATATCATAATCTGTTACTACTTCCTCATCCATCTGTACGAAGAAGTCATACAGCCCTCTTGCTCTTTTAATAGATTCAAGATAAGGCTCAACTAACCCTCTCCAAGAATTCCATGTAAATTCGTCATTCGGCTCAAAAACAACATACCTTGTAGATCCAGCAATAACTCTTCTCATAACTAGAAGTAACCTTCTCACATTAACTCTATCAAGAGCAGTAGGTTGTCTTTGAAGTGTTCTTTGCCCCCAGATAGTGATACCGTCTTGTGGGAAGTTAACTATAGGATTAACAGCATTTCCTCCAGAATACATAAAGTCTCTATCTCCCTGATTAGGACTAGTTTCAAGATCAAGAGCTCTGATTAAACGACCTCTTTTCAGTCCAGCAGGTGCAAACCACGGATAAGATACTCTATCGTTTCTAGCATATTGGGCAGCTGCATATCCACTAGGTGGTACCCATCTTTCAGTTCTCTCAAATTGATCTGCCATCTTCAACCACGGCCAGTACATAGTTCCGTAAGAACTATTTAAAGCCTGAGCAGGATCATCTTCCCCTTCTCCATCTCCATTATGCCATTCAACTACATCTTGAACGTCATATCCAAATGGAGGGTCTATAATTGCAATAGTATCTCCTCTAGATTCAGCAATATCTAACATTTCAGTAGCTACAGTTGCTTTAGCTGACATGCCGGGAGCAATCAAGATATTAATTTCGTACCTTTCTACATTTCTGAAAAATTGCATTCCTGTAGGAGGCTCCATATCTCCAACTATATCCCAATCTTCAAGATCTTCAGTTCCGTCTACTCCTCCTGTTAATACATAAGTTCCTTCTTCCAAAACAGTACCTGAACCATCAGATAAATCAACTGCTCTTACATGTCTAGATCCATCTAATTTATCTTCAAAGTAATCATCGCTTTCAGGATCTAAATTAACTTCAAACTGTTCAGAATCTGTAGGAGTTACTACACTTATTTTATAAGGTTTATCTTGTTTATCTATTTCTTCAACTACAATTTCAAAATCGTTAGCCCAAGTACCGGGAGTTTTAGCTTCAATTTCCATAATTTCAACAGGCTCATCTGATCCTCCTTCAAAATCAACTTCTTCTTCGTTATCTAAAGGATCTTCTCCAGTACCAGTATCTTCGGCATTAAATTCTGGTAAATCATCAATTATTGGAGCAACTAAACTAACCTTATTAGCATCATCATCTAATACCACTTCGTCATTATCTATAGTTGAAGCCAAAGTAATAACTAATTCTGGGTCAGTAAAATCAACATTTACATCATAAGTATCAGGTTCAACTGCTCCTTCAAAGTCAGCAGTTTCTTCTGAATCTAATGCGTCTTCTCCAGTACCAGAATAATCAGCAGTAAAATCTGACAATTCGCTAATTTCGTCAGCTACTAGTTCAGCAGTATTAGCGTCATCATCTAAAGCTATAGTATCTCCATCAAGTTCAGTTGCTAATTCAATAGTTAAAACTTCTGCGTCAAAACTAGCACTTAAATCAGTATCATCTGGAACATCTGCTCCATCAAAGCTAACATTTTCTGCTGTATCTAACGATGCTGATCCATCACCAGAATAACTAGCGTCAAATTCTGGCAAACTGCTAATTTCTGCTGCTACTAATTCTGCTGTATTATCTTCAGCAACAAGATTTTCTTCGTTATCAGTAGATAACTGCACTGTTAAAATTTCTGTAGCTTCATCAAAGCTAGCTTCTAAATCTTCTTCTGATCCTCCAGTTAATACTTCTACATTCCAATCGTTTGTATGCTCTCCCACTTCTTCAGCAGTTATTGTTACTTCTCCATCAGTTTCTCCTTCATTAAGAACAGCAGTAGCATAATCTGCAGTTTCCCCTAAATTTTCAGGAGTTGTTACTTCAATAGTATAATTATTAGTATGATCTCCTATTTCATCTGAAGTAACTGTCACTGTCCCATTATCTCCACTGCCAATTTCAGCAGTAGCATACTCTACATTTTCCTCTAAACCAGTAGGAAATTCCACTTTAACTACATAATCATTACCTTCTGTACCAAAATCAGCTACTTCAATATCTATTTGTCCATCATCTCCAGAACCTACAGTAGCTGTAGCATGTGCTGTTTCGTCTCCGTCAGTAACTATCACATCAGCATATTCTTCGTTTCCGTCAGTAACCCTTACGTACCACATCATATTACCTTCCTGTAAGAACTGTATAGCTCCATAAGTAGCTAGACACTCAGGAGTAGGATCTCCAAATGTTCTAATAAAATTATTTGGACTTGTTATCATTGTCGGTTCATTAACTGGACCCTTTGTAGCCCCTCCTACTATCCCCAAAGTAGATGTTGACGCTTGGGCTGCATAAGCACTAAAGTCTAATTCTCTTGTTTTTACACCAGGACTTAACATTACCATTTAGTAAAGCACCTCCTATTTTATATTAAATATTATTTTAATCTTTCCACTCTAATTTGTCTTCTGGATTCTAACTTTTTCATATTCTTAGTTATTTTATCCGATTTAATTGATTTCTTAGGATTCAAAAACTTTCTAACCTTTTTGCCGTTTATTACCACATCTACAGGAATCTCTTGATTTAACATATTCCTAACTTTATAAACCATTTTACGGACACCTCCTATTTCTTCTTGATTTTCTTCTTCCATACTTTCTACGTCATCTTGATCAGCATTACCTCCTGTAGAATCAGCTGTTAATTTAGTTTCTGGATATTCTTTTAAAAGTTTTTCTTTACTAATCCCATGAGTGGCAGTTACATGAGTCATTAATCTTACATATTTTTTACCACAAATAGGACATTCCACTTTATCTTTCAATCATAATTCCTCCTCTCACTCTCAACAAAATGCAGATCAATCCTGCAATATAATTTCCCAATCAACATCTAATACAGTTTTAACATCTTTATGCTGAATTAATCTTGCATTGTCTATATAAAAAGGAAAAGTTAATCTGTATATTCTACCTAAATCCTCAAAAGACATTATATCTGAGTTATCTTGTAAATCTTGATCAATAACTATAGTTTTTCTATAGGTAGGAATTTTTTCAGTATTAAAAACTCCAACAGCATCCTCCCAATCAATTTCATTATAGTTTCCTAAGTCATCTATCATATTATCTCTTACAAATTCAACACTATCAACCCACTCATCCTCTTCTACTCCAATACAATCAGGGACATCCCATCTATAAGCTATTTTATCGTTAATTGTAATAATGTTTAAAAATTTGTAATATGAATAGACAGAATAATCTTCAAATTGTTCCTCATATTCAATATTATCTTCCAAATAATCAACATCTTCTTCAGCAATTTTATCTGTCAAATAATAAATATAGGAGGTAAGATGATCAGGAGTATCTTCTGACTTAACAATAGGAGCAATAACTTCTACAGCAGGGTCGTTAGTTACCCAAAAAAGAATTTCCTCTAATAATTTATCTACATTCCTTTGATTTTTCGACCATAAATCTAGTTGGTAATCAATTCTGAGAGGAATCATTTTCTCCATAGTTACTTCTCTAGCATAATTTTCATATTTAACTTTTCTCCCCCTCATTCTTGAATGCATATCAAACTGTGCCATTTGTAATGTATAGTTTTCTCGATAAATAGACAGTAAAGGAAAAGTGACTTCGCCTTTTTTTGGAGGAATTTCAGCACATCTCTGAAAAGCCCTATCAGTAGGAGATAAAACAGTATTTTTAAACGCACTTTTAAATTTATACAGCAAACCGTCATCATAATGATAAACACTCAAATTCTATCTCTCCTCCTTCATTTTACATAAATCAATAAGATTCTGCGTGGAGGTCTATACCCACTTCTGATGCGTATCTCCTCCAAAATCTTCTAATATGTCTTGATATATATCTTTGTAAAGGCCTAAAAAGAGGACGTGGGGGCATTTTAGATGTTCCATACTCCATATACCGACAAACTTTATACACAGGCACATTAGTATCTGGATATCTTAAATATTTGTCTATACCAACAACCCACTTATCTTCTTCTCTCCAATATGTGATAGACTTTTTCAAAAGACCTGTTCTTTCCCAAATCCTAGTAGAAAAACTCTTTTTCTTTTTATATTCAAAATAAGTTACACTTAAATCATCCCAATTATAATGAAATCTTTGAGTTTCAATTGCTCTAACTAACTCGCCAGAATAAACATCAGCAATATGTTCAGCAAAGCTACTCATATGATGGGTTAAATCAGGAAAATCTCTAGGAATAAATATCTTACCCGGTCTCCACTCATAAGGAGTTTCTCTACTAGGATCTCCTTCAGTAGGTTGTATATATACAAACATTGGATTAGGCAATATAATCACACCTTCAATCTTTATCTTTAAACAAATCTAATAATACCTGAGCCTCTCTTTTTATTTCCTTCAAATCAGATTCGTCTATATCCCCAGATTCAATTCCTTCATTTGATATTTCAATAATCTTAAATAATGAATTTTTCCCACTTTCAATTAAGGCTTTCTTATTTCTTTCCTGTAATCTTCTTAAACTATCTTTTTTTCTTTTATACAGAGTTGAATCTGCAACTTTAGTTTTCTTAATATGTCCTTTATCTCCATCTTCACTGTTATTTTTACTTGACTTTTTATTCTTAAATTTATTTCTGTACACATTAATAGTTTTTCTTGGATCAGTCACTATACCACCTCTCACCCTAACTATTTAAACTCTTCTATAAAAAATTTAAACCTCTTCCTCACATTTCTAACTCCTTGTTTTAATGACTTCTTAGCCATCTCTTCGTCCTCAGCATATTCTTCAACTATTTTATTCAATTCAGAGAATAAAGAACCATCTGAAAGAGATAGGAAGCCTAATTCCTCTTCTAAAGCAGTTATAATATAATACTCCCAAAATTTATCGTTTTCTAAATCAGAAGCATCATCAATCTCCAATAAATGTTTTCGTTCTTCTAAAGCTTCTTTTTCTAATTCAGATGTTTTCTCTTCTAAATTATCATTATCTTCCTCAGAACTCTTGTTTAAATCTTCGTTTTCCTTAGCTTCATTAAATTTATTTTTACTATTATATAACCTTTCTAGTATGTTTATCTCTTTTTCAGCGTCAACATTTGAAGGATTAATTTTAGAGTTAGAAGAAACATTTTCTTTAGGAGCAACCTCTTCTGAATTTTGTCTTTTTTCTTTAAACTTATCTAAGATGCCAATTTCACGCTTAGCTTCAACATTTTTGGGCTTTTTCTTAGGCATTCTTTAAACACACTCCTCCTTAACTCTCAAGATATTATAATTAGCCTCCTGATTTTCTTTACCAATATCCTCCTCTATATGATCATATCTATAAGGTGTCAATTTACATACCCAAACATAATAAGGTGTCTTTGCTATATCTGAGATTAAATATTGATCTTCTTCAAATTCTTCAATCATCTGAGTCTCTACTTTAATAATAGATTCTCGCATAACTTTTAAATATTCAGGATACTCTTCAGGTTTTACAAACTCTTCATCTCTAATTGACTTGATTGATCCTATATAAGCTACAAGAGGTAATATATCATCTTCTTCTTTATACCAATTTAATTTTTCCAACATTCTTCGATCAGGTCTTTGATCGAGAATTATATCAATCTCTAATCCTTCTTCATAACTATCAATTTCAGGATCATGATAAATATTTCTATCTACTTCTGTTGGAAGAACTAATGTTACTTCTGTACCTTTCATATAGGCTGCTTCAATGAAGAATTTTCTTTGAAGATCCCTCTCTTTCTTAATAGGATCTAAAAAACCCATCTAATCACCTACTTCAATAACAATATTTTAAGCTCCTTTAGGGATTAAATTATAATCTTTTAAAACATCTTTAACTGATTCTGGATCCGATGCGTTAATATTATTTAAATCATCTATTAACGACCTGATAGCAGGTGCTGGAATATGTTGCATATCCCTATAATATACAGGAACACCTAACTCATCAGCTATCTCATAAATAATATTGTAATAATCAGATGTATATTCAATATTTGTTAATTCATTAACCTTACTTTCTAATTGCTCAACTAACCTCTTATCGTTACTAGATTCAATCAAAACATCTTCAAAACAATAGGGACAAGTATATATCCTTTCTGATAATGATTCAGTAGCTTTAAACTCTTTTCTACACTCAGGACATTCATATACAGACAACTTTACAGATGATCTTCCTCCTTTTTTCACAGATTCTTCTATTTCTCTAATACCTCTAACATTTATATCGTGCATTCTAGCTATATATTCAAAAACTTCTTGAGCCTCCTGCTGACTCATTGCTCTAACGACATTTTCCAATAATAATTCTGCATTATTAACAAAAATTCTATCCAAAACATCATCTAAAATATCGTATCTATCTCTACGTCCTATTTCAATATCTAATGCTTCATTTGATCCTTCCATTCTAAGAACATACTCAAATATATCTCTAGCTTCATCTCCTGAAAGAGCACCTACAACTTCTACCAATAAATCTTCTGCACTACGAAATTTCATAAGCATATCTTCCATCCAATCTAACCTTTTCATATCTTCCACCTCCAAAAATATTTAAATTACTGTGTTAAATCGTCATAATGAGTTAAATCTCTATCTGACTCTTTCACTATATATTCTTTAAATCTTTTACTAAAAACTCGTGGCTCTACTTTAGCAAATTGTATTTGCTCATGACCAAATTCTTCATAGATAAACCCTAATATCACATAAGGATAATCATAATAAACTTCTACTTTATCATATTCAGTATCTCTAATTATATCTTTATCTATTAATCTGGCTAAGATATTTGCTCCATCCAAATGTATGGCAAACTCTATTATATCAATAGTAGTAATTTTATCATCATCAGAAACACTGGTATCCAATCTTTGAAAAACCCTCTCATGAAACTTTTTAATCGTCTCATCTATTCTCTTCAAGCACATCACCTCACAGAAATAACTAACTTATCTTCAGAATACTGACTGACTTCATAGCCTAATGTATTTAAGTCGCTATTTAACTCTTCAATTTTTGCATCAAGGTCATCGTCATTTATATTAATATCAAAGACTATGGATACTGTAGTGCTTTCTTCTTCATTTATTGTATATTCACCGCTAACTCTACTCATCCAGTTACTTAAAACACTCATTAAATCAGCAGGTTTATGAATTTTTTTACCTGTATCTCCGTCTTTTACTATAGAAGTATACTGTGTAATGCCTGCAGTTTCCTGCATTAAAGTCATTAATTGCTCTATTAAACTACTGTCAAAATCAATCATAGCCCTAATATACTTTGCAACATAAGGATACCATTCAGAAGGTCTATTAAGAAGATGAGCTAAATGTTTACATACTGCTCCTCTTCTCTCAGGATTTCTCAAGTCAGGAGGTCGATTTTCAGGATCTCCCGGAGGAGTCGCTAAATATCCTCCTCTGGTAGCCATATACTGAAACCTATACCTAAAATCAGGGCAGGTACAATGTATGTGTATCTCATTTTCATTTACAGCTTCACTTAACGCTTTTTTGACTCTTTTAAATCTATCAGTATCTTCTGGAGATAAATGATTTTTAAGAATTTCTAAAAAACCTTCTAATTTTATAGTAGTCTCATAATCTCCTATAGTAAAATGAGCTTTAAAGTCCCCCCGATACAACTCGCCGGGATCACTAACTCTAACATCTTTCATAGAATAATTTAATCTCTTTTTAAACCTTGTTTCAGTATCTTGTTTTACTGTATCTAATATTTCTTGCCTTGTTAATTCTAATAAATTAGATTCATTTATTTTTAAGATAACCTGCCACCTCCCAACTACCTTAACATAGTTCTAGCTTTTTGTTGCAATCAGGACATTCTACATAATTTTCATTCAAAGTAGGGAAAATATTACCACAAAAAGCACATTCATAATGATATTCATCAGATTCAATATATCTGTCAATACTCATTAAATTCTCTACACGTCTAACTTCACTTACAAAAGCTTTATAATCAATAATATTTAACCTATCAAATAACAAAAGCAAATCGTTACTTCTTTCTCTGGCAACTATATATCCAGTATGCTTAAATAACAAGTTATAGTCCTGAGAATCAAATATACCCTTATCATGCATCTGAGTAACCATTGGTTCTATCAAATTCTCAGGACTGTCTCTTAAATCAGTAAAAACTAAACCTAAATCATCTTTAAATCTTTCTTTGGCATCTAAATAACTTATCTGTTCAAATCTCATATATTACTCATCCTCTAATGATACATTACCCTCTAGCAAATGAGTTTTCTCGTTCATGGATTCTACATATGTCCTATAATCAAAGTCTAATACTTTAATTTTATTTTCTCTAATCTCAACTTTAATAGTAGAATCTTTGTCAAATAATTCTTCTTTCTTATCTCCAATATAACATTCAAAAATTCCTTCATCATCAATAACTTTCATTAAACCTTCTATATAAAGTTCTACATTTTTAGATTCATTTTCAGTAACTAATTTAGCTTTTAATGATAAATTTTTACTAGGAAGAGCGTGTGCTTCCTTGACAATTAGATCTCTAAACTTATCTATTTCTGCTTTATCTTCCATAGCCTCATTAATATCTTTAAATGCTTTATTAGCTAAAGCTTCTAAAGATTCTTCATCAAAAAAGTAATCATCATATCTCTTTTCTTTTATTTTTTCTTTTCCTCTAGTAGCAAGCTTTCTGCGTTCATTTCTTCTGTTCCTTCTGCTTCTTTTTCTTTCCCTATAAGAACGTACTCTACCCCTGTTACGATTTAAATAATTAGATTCGTCTGCTCTTCTACCACCGTCTCCTGGCTTTGTAGTTTTTCTCTCAGGACTACGTTTAGGATCAGTTCCTGCTCTATCAACTTGAGGAAATCTTCTAGGCTCTTCTGCTTGATCTTCTACATTAGTAGCTGGTAATGAATCGCTTTCTGCGTCATCTTCATCTCTGATAGATCTTCTCCAACTTCTGTCATCGTCATCTGCCCGTTTAGTAGTTCTGACTTTCCTATTTCTCACATCACTATGATCAGAAATATCTTCGCCAATCCTTCTTCTCCTTCTTATCTTTTCAAGATAATTTTTACTTCTTCTAAAATTTCTTCTTCTCTTCACTTAAAATCACTCCTTATTAATTGAATTAAATTTTTATTAAAAATAAAGTTCAGAATCCTACCAATTTAATATCTTTTCACATCGTTAATATAAACTCCCTTCAACTTATATTCAGGCCACGCAATATCAAGAATTTTATCGATATATCCCCCTATATTAAATAAATACCCCTTAAGAAGCGGTTCTATTGCGTACTCTACTGAAGACATAGGATAATACACAGCATCAATAAACAAAATTACTTCGTTATAAGTATCATCATAAAAAATTTCTTCATCTGTAACTTTTCCAATCATTTCTTCACTTTGTAAATATCCGATTATTTCTCTTTTCATCTCACGCATATCTCCTGAATGAGGTTTGCCTGAAAATAAAGGTGCTATTTGAGCCTCTATTTCTAAAATAACTTTATCCGAATCGAATCTAAACATTAACATTCGCCTCTTTTCTTATTTCTTAATATATATTCTAATTTTTCTACATTGGAAGAAAAGTATCAGCTTCCCTTTGTATTTTTTCTAATAATTCTTTTTCCTCATCCAGACCTTCTTGAACTAAATCTTGACCATCTAAACTAAAAGGACTATTTTGAACATCAAACTTTCCTCTAATTCTTCCTAACATGTATTTAGCTTTAGCCAACGCTAGTCTCCTTATAATGGTAAACCATTGTCCGGGAGGTATTTCTTCAACCTCATTTAAATAAGGAACATATTCAATTGTTAATCTACTGGTTTGAGGATAGCCCTGCTCAACATAAAGATAAGGATCATCCCATCTGAAACTTAACTTATCTTTTAATGTATTTAATATTTGCCTATTAAGATATGTTCTAAAAACTCTATTCCTAAACTCAATACCAACTTGACCTTCAGGATGAGCCATTTGATACTGTTCTAAGCTAGTATAAGGTATTAACATAAAATCCTGACTAGATTCCGCTGGTACTTTGTAAACTTGTACTACAAAATCAACACCTTCCTCTTCTAAATTTATCCTTCCTGATTTAGGTGATGGTTTTGTTATGAATACTGTATGGTTAACATAGCCATCTACATCATCTAAAGCTTCATCAATAGCTAAATCGATTTGATTTTGTTCCAACTCTACATTAACCACAGGAAAACCTAATTTGGTTTTTATTGCATCTTCTATATCCTGTCTTGTCTTAATTTTAGCCATTGATAATCACCTTCTCATCTCCAAAATTAAAGATCTTCTAATGGCAGTTGATCTGCCTGATTTACAATCCATTTAATTAATGTTTCCTTCTTCTTAGCGTTATAAGTTGTTATATCATATTTATCTGCTAACTCCTGCAAATCTTCTGCTTTAAATTCGTGTAACTTTTCTTCTAATTCGTTTAACTGAAACGAATCTACTGCAACTTCAACTTCCTCGTCTTCTTCTGAATCATCCTCTATCTCTTTTTGCCCTTCTAATTCTTCAGAAACTTCCTCTATTTCCTGTTCTTCTTTTGTTTCCTCCTCTACCTCTATTTCCTCTTCTTCTTTTTGATCCTCTTGGATATCAGATTCAACTTCCTCAACTTCGTCTGCAACATCTTCTTGTTCGTCTTCCTCATTTTCAACATTTTCTTCAACAGTTTTTGCTTGGATTTTAAAATCCAAATCGTGAATTTTAGCAGATTCTTTGTAATGTTTTAATTCTTTGTCTGTTTCTACTTCAATTGTACACGTTTCACCGGGATTTACATAGAAATAACTATAAGTCTTGTATACTAATATTTTTTCTTTTTCGTCATTAGGATTATACAAGATTACTTCTTTAATCTTTTTCAATATAAAACACCTCCATTATTATTTTAACCATCCTAAAACTAATATATACATCCGAAATGCAATCCAGTTTCATCTAATTTTTCCAACTCGTATATCACTCCACCTTCCCTGACAATTTCCTTCCTGCTTTAGGATAACTCTCTATAACATTATTTATCCAGTTAATAGGCACTAACCCTAAAAAATCTAAATTATCTTCTACTACATCTTTATCTAATTCTAATATAGTATCATCAATAAAATGTAATAGATAATTACCAGATTCTGTATCTCCTAAGATAATACCAAACTTATCTTTTTCTAATTTTCTTTTGAAACCATCTTCTCCAATATTAACATAATTAGTTCTCGATAAACCATTTATCGTATTTTTTACTTTAAATGATGAATTAAGAGCTCCTTCATTAGAATATTTGCTATTCATCTCAGACAATTTTTTAACATCAAATACAGATTCTTTTTTATTTAATTCTTCAATATTAACTACTTCAACAATTTTATTAACAGACATTAAAGCCACACCTCCAAAAAATTTATGAATAAAAGAGGAGTAGGTAGAGGAGGAGACTCGGTGGATAATGGAGGAGGTTATGTTTTTTAACTACCTACCCCTCAAAGTTAAAAATTTAATTAGCAAACAAAAACTATTTGATTCCTATAAAAAATTTTAATTTAAAAATACAGATTCTCCTAAAACTTTTATTTTATTAAGAGAACAATCAATTAATTTTTTGTACCTACCATTCTTAAAATCATGCTCCCAAATTCTCAATAAATTATAGTTTTTATTAATTAAATACGTATTTCTTGATTTATCAATACGATTGCGTTCATTTTCATCAGAAAAACCACATTCATAACAATTATGCCAGTAACAACCGTCACATTCAATTACCAATTTATAGTTCGGTAAGTAAAAGTCTAAAGAATAACCTCCCCATGACGACTCAATATAATGTTGAGGATCATATTTAATGTTTAATTTATCTAAATAATCCGCAGTTTTTAACTCTATAGAAGTGTAATCATCTCTACTCCTATTAGATAAATATTTAGATCTGATTTTAGACATTTTAGATCTCATTTCTTCTGTATTAAAGATTTCCTTAATTTTCTCTGACATTTTCTTTTTAGTTTCCTCAGTTCTTTTAGTACCATACATAGGATGATCTTCACCAGTAATACCATACATTGGATTATCTTCTCCAAATGAACTTGCACAAAATGGACATTTACAATCATTAGAATGTGATACGCCTTTTTTAGTTTCTGCTATTTTTCTTTTTGTTTTTTCAGATCTTGTTTTGCCATACCAAGGATGTTTTTCTCCTGATTGATCTTTACAAATAAAACAAGCACATCCTTTTGGATGATTCAACTTTTTGCCTTTCTTAGCTTTACTCATATTCTTTTTAGCTTCTTCAGATTTAGGACCTCTCATCTTACTCCTAGTATTATCAGATAACAAAGAATAATCAGGATATTCTTTTTTAAACTTTTCTTTATCTATATTATGAGTTTTAGTGAGATGAGAAGCTAAAAGTTTATATGATTTTTCACAATAAGGACAAATTATCTCTCCATTTTCATCAATATTAGACAATTTGACAACCTCCTTAGAAAGTTTATTTTAAGAGAAGTAGCTCCTAACCATCTAAGGTAGTCAGGAGCCTCGAAGAGATCAACTCCGATTTTAACTTCTCCTAAATTATATTATTATATGAGATATAATTGCGACTTGTTAATATTGTCTAAAATCTGAAATTTACAGGTCAGTTACGACTCCTTTTTGATACATATTGCTATTAACAATTTTCTTTCCATCGTCATGTTACGAGTATGTCGATTCCACACACTCTCTTGTAGTTTCCTACAAGACCAGACTATATCATTCATCTTCAGTCTAAACTATTGAAGATTAGTCCGCTTTTCGAGTTCTCTTGAACCCTACTAATTAGTCGTTGAACCTTCTCCTATTCGGAGCTTGGATGCTGATTACCTAATTTCTCGTTTTTTCAAACCATCACACTTGAGTTTATTTCATCTCTATGTTGTGGTAACGAGAACTCTAAAGGTGTTCCAGCAGTTAACGGACTTTTAACAACCCAGTTAGATTCTAGGATGTCGCAAAGCCTTTTCGCCCGGTAAAATCTTCGGTCATAATTAAACTAGTAGATAGAATTGGCATATATGGAGCATATACACATCCAGATTCAAATAAGTTCTCCCCACTAAATCCTACAACATATTCGTTGCTAGGGAAGTAAGGATTCTTATAAACTGGAATTCCATTAACGTAACCTGATAGATGAGGTCCAACAGGTGTTGCGTCTCCTGCTCTTTCAAAGGATCTCATTGTTTCAACTACGTTTGCAACTCCAGTTCCCATCACAACAAAGTTCCATGTAGCTCTCTTTGTTCTGTCAAAGAT